ACAGCACTATTCATAAGCAGAACTGATCTTGTTAAGAACTCCATCATTGATGGAAATACTGACACGGACAAGTTCATACAATTTATAAAAGTAGCACAGCAAGTTGAGGTTCAGAATCTTCTTGGAAGTGATTTATACAATAAGATAAGTGCTGACATTATTGCAGATACTTTGTCTGGAGATTACCTTGATCTCGTAAATAATTATGTGCAACCGACTTTGATTTGGTTTGCTCAAATGACATACATTCCTTTTGCTGCTTATCAAATAAAAAACGGAGGAGTATTCAAGCATTCAAGCGAAACTGCACAAAATGTAGAAAAAAATGAAGTTGATTACTTAGTATCGAAAGCAAGAGAGTACGCTAACTATTACTCAACAAGAATGGTTGACTATTTATGTTTCAATGATTCAAAGTTTCCAGAGTATAGAAGTAACTCAAATGAAGATATTTCTCCAGATACTGACACAACGTTTAATGGTTGGGTTTTATGAGATATAAGGTAAAGAAAACTAACCTTACTAAACTTCAAAAATATATTGAAGTAATAAAAAAAAGTAAGATTAACATGATAAAAAAAAATAAATGAGTTACGGAAGCATATACGAAGAAAGTTGGTGGGGTAGTCCTACAGAAAATGATTGGGGTAGCAGCTATTATGATTTAGCTTCAAGCGGTTTAGTGGGGTTTGTTTTTGATGTAGATACTACACAAGCTGGTGTTTCTAGTTCAACACAATTTAAATTACCTTTAGCTTCTAATGGTACAACTAATGCAGAAGTCGATTGGGGAGATGGTAGTAAAGATACTTTAACAAGTTGGAATCAAGCTGAAACAACACACACTTATTCAGCAAGTGGAACATACACTATTACTATAACAGGAACTTTAGAGGGTTGGTTTATTAATAATGGTGGAGATAAGCTAAAAATAAAAGAGGTTAAAAATTGGGGTAATGGAGATGGCTTAACGCTTAAGAATATTAATGGTGGTTATTTTATGGGTGCTAGTAATATGACTTGTATAGCAACTGACTCACCTACTATATCTGCCACTAATTTTCAACAAGTATTTAGAGATGCAAGTAGTATTGTAAGCGGTGTTAAAAATTGGGATGTTTCTGGTGTTACAAATTTAATATTTGCTTTTTATCAAGCTAATGATTTTAATGAAGATTTAAGTAATTGGGACGTTAGCAACGTTACTAACTTTAAATATTGTTTTGAAAGATGTTTTGATTTAGACCAAAGTTTTGCGAGCTGGGATATGAGTAGTGCTACAGATGTTGGTAGGATGTTTAAATCTACAAGTATGTCTACTGCTAATTATGATGCAACTCTTATAGGATGGGCATCACAGAGTTTAAATAGTGGTTTATCTATTGACTTTGGAAGTGCAAGATATACTGCAGGTGGCGATGCTGAAGCGGCTAGAAACACATTAATTAATACTTATGGTTGGACTATCGTAGATGGTGGAAGTGTTTAATATATAATTATGGAAAAAAGAGTAGATTTATGTTATCCTGAACAAGAAACGTATTTTATATGTTGGGATAATGAAAGACAAAATATAAATGCTTATGATAGTGTTACACCTATTCAATGCTTAGGTACTAAATGGGACGAAATAGACTATTATATAGTAAAAGATTTGTGGCTTGAAGTATTGAATAATAATGGTATTGATACTGAATATTTATAGTTATGATAACTAAAATAGCATCAGCTAAACATAGTAATAAAATAAACAGACAGAAGTCTGCACACAAAGATAAGGTAGCTTTTAATCGTAGGCACTATTTAGGTGGTACAGGTAATTATACTTTGTATCAAGGCGGTGCGAGTACAGCTTTTCCTTATGCTTATGGATCAATTCCAGTTCCTTTTGATTGTTATGTTTCAAGCGTTACAATGACTGCAAATAAATACAGCTCTTATGGAACTCCTACTGGAACAAGTGCAACTGTTCAAATATATAAGAACGACCATCTAACTCAAGTAGGAATGCAAACGCTCACTTATACACCAAGCGAGGGTATGAGATTAACTTTTCGATTCGCTCATGATATTCCAATCAGTGCAGATGATAAAATCTGGGTGCGTTGGCAATCCAACGGAATCTGGAGGTATGTAGATAGCACAGTAATTTTAACAGAAAGATAATGAGTAAACCTAAATTAGCACTAATTCCAAGCGGATATAAAAGTGGTAAAGTATATTCTATTTTACCTAATGATGCAAGTGGAGATTTTGATTTTACAAGACAGTCAATAGGTACAAGAGTACGCAAAGATGGTTTAATAGAGGAAGCTAAAACTGTTGGCAGTATTACTAATGAACTTTTATATAGTGAAGAGTTTACAGGTTTATATTGGGGTACAATTAATACAACAATAACTTCAAATCAAGAACTTGCACCAAACGGAACAAATACTGCCGACAAATTACAAAGAACTTCAACAAGTGCTTCTTATAGACAGCACAGTATAAGCAAGTCATCAACTGCAAAAAAATACACTACTTCTGTATATTTAAAAAAAGGTAGCCACGATTATTTTGCTTTAAGAACACAAGGGAGTTATCCAAGCAGAGTAGATATTAGATTTAGATTTGATACTGAACAAATATATTATGCAACCGCAGTTTCTAATTTTACTTTATATGATTATGGAGTTGAAGTTTTAGCTAATGATTGGTATAGGTTACATTATACTTATGAAACTGATACTTATAATAATATTAATGTTTCGTTTAGTCCACGTCATTCAGATGGCAATATTGATAGTAGTGATAGTGGTTCTACTGCTTACGCTTTTGTTTGGGGTGCTATGGTTAGTGAGGGTGCTTTATCTGATTACATAAAAACAGAGGGCAGTCAAGAAACTAAAAGAGTAGAAACCTTTACAGATGTTCCAAGATTAGATTGGTTAAATAGCAACTGTCCTAGTTTACTTTTAGAGCCACAAAGAACAAACTATTGTTTAAATAATACTCAATTACACTTAAATAGTACGTTATCTTCAGGTGCTACAATAACTTTAACAGGAAACTATGCTACTGCTCCTAATGGCACTTTAACTGCTACAAGATTACAAGCTACAGGTAGTGGCTCAAATTATGCTTATCTATCAATGAATGGGACAAACCCAACAACAGATGGAAGTGGCGGGGGTTATTATCGTTCTTCAGTATATGTAAAGAGTAATACAGGTAATACTCAAAATATTATTTTGTTCGCGGCAGGTGCTCCATCACCTTACACTCGAGAAGTTACTACTGAATGGACTAGAATAGAAATACTAGGATATAGACCCGCTAATGCAAAATATACCTATATTGGCTATAGTAGTGGTGCTGATAGTGACTTAGACTTTTTAGCTTGGGGTGGTCAAACTGAATTGGTAAATAGTTACGCATCAAGTTTGATTTACACAGGAGCAAGTGCAGTAACAAGATTAAAAGATGAGTGTATAAATGGTGGGGATAGTGATTTATTTGATATTACAGAGGGTACTTTTTTTGTAGATGTAACGCCTTATATAAATACAAGTTCAAATCATTATATAAGTTTAAATGATGGTGGCAGTTCAGATAGATTTGTCTTTATTTTTCAGTCAAACGGTACGCAAGTTAGATTATTTGGTGTAAGTGCAACTGTTAATTTTTTATCACATTACCAAAACATAACGTTTAATCAAAGAAATAAGTTAGCGGTTACTTTTAAAGAAGATGAGTTTAAGTTTTATCTTAATGGAAGTTTAGTACATACAGATACAAGCGGAAGTATGCCAACAGGTCTAAACCAATTAGATTTTAGTGAGAATAATGGGAATAGAAATTTTGAGGGCAAAGTACACGATACAAGAGTTTACGACAGAGTATTAATAGAAGCAGAAGCAATAGAACTAACAACACTATGATAAAGGTAGGCAAATATATTTTTGATAACGAGGCACAAGCTGAAACTAAAATAAAAGGTTTAGGGGTAGACAAAGACGAAAACGGAAATGAATACCCAACGCACAGCCACGCAATAGTAAGACTTGGAAGAGAAGTAATAGAAGAGGGAGAAACTGATGCAGAGGGCAATGTAATTAAAGAAACTGTACTAAGTGAAAAATACCTAATAGATGTAGTATGGAATGGAATAGAAGAACACCCATACGGGTGGAAAAGCTATGCAGTAACTCCAAGTGGAGAGCCTTTACATAACTTTTATGGTGTTGATTATTTAGAAAATAAAATGTAATGAGCATACAAGATTTGAAAATAGCTTTTTTTAATGCCATAAGTTTAGGGGTTAGTTTTACTGCAGTAGAAAATAGTTTAAAGATTATTCTTCTACTAGCTTCTATTATATATACGTTCCAAAAGATATACGAAACGTACAAGAAAAAAAAAGTCTAATGACAAAGAACTTTAAAATTCATGAGTTTGAATGTAAGTGCGGTTGCAAGATGCCACTGGAAGTTTATGAGAATATCATCAAACTTGCTGGACAGCTCCAGAGGTTAAGAGATTATACTGGAAGACCAATCACAATAAACAGTGCCTACAGATGTTCAGATCATAATTCTAAAATAAAAGGAAGTAGCAGAAGTCAGCACTTATTGGGTAAAGCAGCAGATATCACAATCCAAAGCTTGAAGCCAGCAGAAGTCTTTGTAATTATTGAGGACTTGATTGATATGGGAGAACTTTTGCAAGGTGGAGTTGGAGCTTATGATACGTTTACTCACTATGATATAAGAAGAACAAAAGCACGTTGGAATTATGCCAGGAAAGTATAAACAGAAACATGGAACGACAAGAGTTGGAGATGCTCTACGTTGGTTAGTTAGACAAGGAAAGGAAGTTGCTCCAGAGATTCTTAATGTTGCTGGAAGCATTACTGGTATAGATCAATTGAAAGAGTTAGCTGATAAGATAAAAGGAGACAAGGAGCTTTCAGAGATTGACAAAGAGATGCTACTGGAAGAGCTAAGATACGACATGATTGAGATGCAAGAAACAACAAAACGTTGGGTTGCAGATATGAATAGTGATTCCTGGCTTTCAAAAAACATAAGACCATTATCTTTAGGTTTTTTAACAATTACTTTATTTATTTACATAATTCTTGACAGCTCTTTGGAGGGGTTTAAGATTGATTCTAAC